ACGTGATTCCGTAGTTCTCCCAGAAGAGAATCACATGAATGAAATTATCTTTGCGAATGTCCGCGATAATCATCATTGCCTCCGTTTTTTGCCGTCTTCAAAAACAACTGTAGAGTGTTTCACGTCTTTCTGTTCTATGAAAGATTAAGATCGAATGTGCTCACTTTTCATCATACTCCTCTTCTTCAGTACATTATATCATGTGAGACATTGAGAAATTGTCTTCGTTAGTGGATGAAATCTGGAGGCATTTGTCCTACCTATATCGACACTGTTCTGAGATTGATCACTATCATCTGATTTGTTGTTTCGAATTGTTTAGTACTTCATCACTAATGACGAGTTGGTAACTGCCTCCATTTGATAACCTTCGGAGTTGTTGAAAGTTTTCTATAATATCAACAGTACGAAACTCCTAGTACCTCAGGGGCAGTATCAGTGTACGTCCAAGAATTTCAGACGATTGATGACTCTCAACTAATCTCTAGTTTCTCTCAAGCGTTTCAAGATGCATGGAAAGAGAGAGCTTCTTCTGTTAGAGAAGAATTCATTGAGATAATGAAGTCAATTCTCTCTTCTAGAATTGAATCTTGGAGCGTTTCACAGTCTGCTCTCGAGAGATATCCATTCCTTTCAGATAAATCGGCGTTTGTTGTTGCCTACGTAGAGTGTTTCGAAGTGATTGTTAGAGGAACAACGTTCGAGTTTGTAATCAACGCGGAGAAGGCAGTTCAAAAGGGGTTTCCTGAAAACATCGATAAGATTTTGGAGTATGGAGAGGTGGATCTGGAAGCTCTTCCTCACTACTTTGAAACATGTCAGAAGTGGGAGCAGATTAAGAGAGACAGGTTTCTGAAGTCTGTAGCCGATTTGGCAGTGGAGAATATGCCGAGGGTCGAACGTGCCTATTGAGATAGGAGCTCAGATATACGAGAACTATGATCGAGCTTTTGTTGATTACATCCACGCTTTGAGATACAATGATCGACCTCTTCTCTGTGTGTTTGCTACACCGGAACGGGCGATGGCCCAAGTTCAGAAACATATTCGAGACAAGACTGGAGAGGATTTGAAAGTTATCCCTCTTCCGTTCGCATCCATTTCGAGGACAGCGGAGGTTTTTGATCATTCCAGATTCGTCGAGTTTACTCTGAGGAGAGATTACTGGGATAATCGGTCTCGGCGATATTTCCAAGTGAAGCGTCCTCAACCGATGAATTTGACGTATCAAGTTCATATCTGGGGTCGGCTTCTTCGAGATATCGATTACTTGAAGACTGAGTTACTAACTAGCCTCCGAGCGAATGAAATCTATCTACCAGTGAATCACTCTGAGCCTCTTGGGCTCCAGATCATTCACACTACGCTAGAATCGATTGACGATGCTTCATCCTATGAAACCGAGGAGAGGCAGAGAATTCTTAGAAAGGTCTTCGTTTTCATGATGAAGGGATGGGTGTGTTATCCCTTTAGAGATCCTTATATCGTGGGAGTTGGCCCTGTTGAGGCGATAAGTGTCGAAGTTGATAGATCTGACGATCTAGAAACGGTTGATGAGGTTCTAGACCAGTTCACAGTTTCTGATTCTTGAAGCAGCGCCGCAGAGAGAACAGAACAGAGAAAAGGAGATGAACAATGCCCGTTGGAGTTAGTCCTGGTGTTTATGCATCTGAGCGGGATTTTTCGCTCTACGCCCCTCAGTTGGCATCCTCGATTTTCGGGATTGTCACAACTGCGTCTAAAGGACCAGTTAATGAGCTAACCCTTATTTCAGACGAAGGCTCGTTGGTTGGTACTTTTGGTCTTCCATCTGCTCAGCATCTAGGGTTGTATGCTGGATTGAGGTATCTAAAGAGAGGGAAACAACTTCTCGTAGTTCGGGTTGCTGCCTATGATTCAACAGCGTCAGTTTTTGTTCCTCTAAGAACTGTTGAAGGAGGAGGAAGTCTTGTTAGTGCTGCGACAATATCAGCATTGAGTTCTGGTTCGTGGGGAAACGACATCAGTTGTTTGATTGAAAGATCATCTTACTACACAGGAAAAATCAAGATTACTGTTCGCTACAAAGGAGCGATTGTTGAGACGTTCGACAATCTCTCAACTGATACCAGTGATACTACAAACTACTGGGAGACAAAAGTTAATGGAAACTCAGAATACATTACTCTCGAAGTTCTAGATCCTGCTGGTCGGTATATCGATGGAACGTCTTACACTGCTACCCTTTCAGGAGGAGATGATGGAGCTCCTGCTGATACTTCTGATATTATTGGTTCTGCTGGCTCACCACCTTCAGTTCCAGCAACAGGATTGCAGTTGTTTAGAAACTCAGAAGCAGTTGATTTGAATCTTCTTGCTGTTCCTGGGAATTCTGATGCTTCCGTAATCTCTGAGTTGATTTCTATCTGTGAAGCTCGAGGGGATGCTATGGCACTCATCGATCCCCCCTTCGGGTATAGCGTGCAAGAGGTTGCAGATTGGCATAACGGTCTCGATCCGTCAGGTCCTGTGACTCCTCTCTCCAGCTCTTACGCAGCTCTCTTCTGGCCGTGGATAAAAGTCTACGATGGGTTTAGCGATTCAGAGGTTTGGGTTCCTCCTTCAGGCCATATCGCTGGAGTGATAGCGTACACAGATTACGTTGCGGATCCATGGTGGGCTCCTGCAGGTATGACTCGGGCGATTTTGTCCGACGCCCTTCAAGTTGAATATTCGGCTTCTCTAGGAGAGAGGGATTTTCTCTACTCAGGGGCTAATTCAATTAATCCGATCTGCTCATTCTACGGACAGGGAATTGTTGTTTGGGGGCAGAGAACTCTTCAGAGATCGACGAGTGCTCTTGACAGAATCAACGTTCGACGACTCTTGCTGTACCTAAGGAAAGTTGTTTCTTCAGCGGTTCGGCAACTGGTGTTTGAACCGAATGATGAGTTGACATGGATGATGTTTGTGAATCTCGTGCAGCCAATTTGTGATACTATTCAGAGTCGAAGAGGGATTTATCGGTCTCGGGTGATTTGCGACGAGACTACTAACACACCTGATGTTGTCGCTAGAAACGAGATGAGAGGAAAGATCTTGATTCAACCAACTAAGACGGCTGAAGTTATTACACTTGAGTTTACGTTGCTGCCAACAGGAGCAACGTTTGAAGAGTACGCGTAGAGGTTTTACTAGTTAAGGAGTTGAGATATGCAATACATCAGTGCTGATCACATAGCTGCTGTAGGAGGAGGTGGAGCATTCGAACCGCAGAGAACTAACAACTTCACGATTCGATTCGCTCCTCCGGCTCGAGTTGGAGGTGCTCGAGCTGTGGATGTGTTTGCTCTCTCACTATCTCAGATTCCATTTCCATCTATGAGTACAACGCCGCTCGAAGTCCACTTTGGGAATGAAGTTCGGAAAGTTACTGGAAAGTGGACATTTTCCAACGAAACACTTCAGGTGAAGGATTATGTTGATGCAGAGACTTCTCGAATAGTTTCTGCGTGGGTAAATCTCGTGTACGATCCAGAGTCTGGAAGAATTGGGTATGCTCATGAGTATAAAGTTAACGGAGAGATGCTGTTCTTTGGGCCGGATGGAAATAAGAGGCGTGCTTGGAGGTTGGTAGGCATGTGGCCTACATCTGTGAAGTATGGTGAAGGAAACATGGGAGCTAGCAACCATAACCAGATTGAGATCATCTTTGCTGTTGATAAGATGTTCTATCTGGGTTCTGTTGCGTGAGGAGAAATTCTCAGGAGAAAAAGGATGGAATCGGATGTTCAGAGAGAGGTTGTTTCGTATTCTGTAGAGCTTCCTAGTAGAGGAATTCTCTACGAGGGGAAACTGCCTGGAGGCGTTATCGAGATGACTCCGATGACGACTTCAGATGAGAAGATGTTGGCAGGAGCGAAAGGAGATCGAGCGGCGCTTGTTGACACTCTCCTGAAACGCTGTCTAGTTACTAAGAGTGTTCCTTTCGAAGATTATCTAATCGGCGATAAACTCTTCATGCTCCTGTTTTTGAGAGGGATAAGTTATGGGTTTGGATATGAGTTCTCTATCCGTTGTCGAACATGCGGGAATTCGTTCAAACATCGAATTAACATACCTAACGATTTGAGAGTTCGAGTCCTTACAGAGGATGATTTCGAACCTTTTGAGGCAAAACTCCCAGTTTCAGGGAAAACAGTAGCTCTTCGCCTGCTTCGCAATCGAGATGAAGATGAGGTTCACAGGTACGTAAAGCGAGAGGTATCTCGATCTAGTTCCGATGGCGATCCATCGTATATGATTAGGCTTTCGAAGCATATTGTCTCTGTTGATGGGAGAACTCTTTCTCCTGTGGAATCACTGAGTTTTGTCGAAGGTCTTGCTGCCAAAGATTCTCTAGTGATTCGAAACACTGTTGATTCTCATGATTGTGGAGTAGATCTAGAAGTCCAGTGTGAGTGCCCTATCTGTAGGGACATGTTCGAGCAAACGATGCCATTTACACAAGAATTTTTTCGTCCTACCAGATTACTCGAATCAGGTGGAGGGGTATGATTCGGTAGAAGGAATTCTAAGGCGACAGTTAGCCTTGTCTATAAAAGGAGGTGTTAGCTTTTCAGATTCTAACAGAATGTCGGTTCTCGAAAGGGAGCAGCTGTTGGAGATTCTCGAGAAGATGGATCGACAGAGTGAGAGTTCTACAATTCCTCCCGAAGTCTCTTCTATGGAGGGATTGGCAGGAATAGCTAGGATACGGTAGGATGGTTTCTGCTCATCAAGCTCTTAACTGGATTGCTGGATTTGATTTCACGTCTGCTATCAACGCATTCAAGAGCTTCAATACGGTTGTTCTTGAAAAGATGCGAGAGATTTCGAATACTATTCAAAACAGTGGTGCTGTTAGAGCTATGGAAGCGCTCTCTCGAGGTGTAGCCGACGTAGCTGCTAGAACTTTTCGACCTCTCGGGCCGACAGGTGAAGCAGGATTGCTGAGATTCATGGGAATTGCTAAAACTGACCCTGCAAAACTGCAGCAGATGTTTACAGAGGCACTGAAAGTTGTTGCATCGAGCCGATCAATATATGGTCGAGAAGCGGCCCACATCATTCAGCAGATGATTCTGATTTCGGAGACGGCTAAGAAGCAAGGAAAGAGCGTTGAGCAGATTGGAGAGGCAATCAACAGATATCTTTCAACAGTTAGAGTTTCTATTACAACAACAACAGGGGCGATTAAGAGTGTTTTGTCAGAGGAAGTTCTCCGGCGAGCTCTTTCTGTCAAGGCCATTGGTGCTAGAAATTTCAAAGCTCTCCTCGAGATGATGGATGAGATTGGAGCTAGTTGCTCTAGCGTTCTCATGAAATCGTTCGCTTCTGCTCTTGCGAAAAGAACCGATTTTCAATGGGCACTTCGGAGAGTTATCTGGGGATCTGTCGTTTCTGATGCTCTCCACTTCGGAGGTGTCGTCGCTAGTGGTTTTCTGAGAGGTTTTGGAAAAGTAGTTGGAGGAGGTGTAACTTCTCTGAAGTTTCTCGCGTCTACTGCTCTTACTGCCGGTCGTTCTGTTCTGGCTGCAATGCACAAGATTGTGGATGTTGTTAGTGGCAGTGTGAAAAGAGTAGGTCACACTATTCGAGTACTGTTTGGTGCTATCGATAAAGATGCTAGTCTGCTCGTTAGATCTGTATCATGGGTTTCAAGAGAGATTAGAGGACTTGTAGGAACTCTCCCAGGACTGAAATTCATAAGAGTCAAGGCGGTTGTAGATCGGCAATCGTTTGGTGATCTGAACAGTGTTTTAGATCAGGTGTCTAGGAGAGTGTTTTCTCTAAGTCGTTCGTTCTTATATGCAGTTTCCCCTCTCTACTTGTTGCACAAAGCACTTAGTCCTGTGATAGAAGTTCTTCAGAGTGCTCTGATGCCTCTCTTAATTCCTCTTCAAGACGCAGTGGCGAGATGGGCCTTATCTCTAACTCCTTTGATTTACAGCGTACTCCCCGCTGTTCAGAATTACCTAGTGTCTTTTGTTCCATATCTTCGATCTGTAGCGGCTTGGATGATTCAATCTGCTACTGCTGTAGGTAGTTTTGTTGCTTCGAACAAAGATCTTCTCGCCTATCTCAGACTGGCAGTTATTGGGCTTGGAGCTTACTACTCAGCCATCGTTGC